GTGGCTTAGACACTTTTGCTTCCAGACAGCAACGTGCCGCAGATTACGCCAAAGATATGGGTTATGACCTTACTGATCGTTCTGTGAACAAGCGGGGTGCAGAGCGTGGCTTTGGCGGTATTACCGATCAGCAAAGAGCAGATTTAGAAGATCGTGCCGCACGGTCAATATTTGGTGATACGTTTATGAATACTCCAAGAAACATTAACAAGATATTGGATGACAACAGAGCCACGGGCATTTACACAAATCCTGATGGCACAGTTCGTGGTGTAACAGGTCTACCGGATCCTGAAGCTTTTGGTGGCTTGATGCAGCAGGGCGTTAATTTCGTTGGTGGATTTATGCCCAACTTCATTGGTGAAACATACACTGGCACAGGTGCGGATCCTTTTGATCGTGGTGAAGATCCGGGGGGTTCCGGCGGTGACGGTCCAGATCAGCGAGTCAAGGCTCCAGCAGATCCATGCCCACCCGGGTATAGCTTGGTGAATGGCACATGTACACCAGTAGCAGACAGTGGAGATGGTAATCCTCCCGGCATTGGGGGGATAGGCACAGGACAGCCTCCGCCACCTCCGGCACCTGTGATTGTTCCGTCACCTCGTCAGTCCATGCCATTTGTAGGCACGATGCCTTCTGGTTATGGCACTGCTGTAACAGGTGGTGTTAATCCGCAGGTTATGTCAGAGATGCAGAAGTATGCACAGTTACTGTCGCGTCCACAGCCACAATACCCTGTTGGTTTAGCAAATGGTGGCCCTGTATCTTCCAACTTGGATATGGCAGCGGACAACTTCTTAAAGGCATTGATGCCAGCGGCTTAGTAAATGGATGAAGTCCTTGATATACCTACTGAGTTTCTGACTGATGCGGAGCTTGAGTCTCTTGGCAAGCATCTGGACAAGTACAAGGAGCTTCATGACAGGGAAGAGTATCAGGACAAGTTTTTAAAGTTTGTAAAGCATGTCTGGCCTTCATTTATTGCTGGTGATCATCACAAGATTTTTGGTGATAAGCTGGAGCGTGTAGCGAGGGGCGAGTTAAAGCGTTTAATCGTTAACATGCCGCCGCGTCATACGAAGTCCGAGTTTGCCAGTTATTTATTCCCTGCGTGGGTTATGGGGCAGAAGCCTCAGACAAAGATTATTCAGGCAACGCACACGGCGGAGTTGGCTGTAGGTTTTGGTCGTAAGGTCAAGAATCTTTTGGACAGTGATATTTACCGTGATGTTTTTCCTGACATACAGTTAGCTAGAGATGCGAAGGCCAGTGGTCGTTGGTCTACGGATATGGGTGGGGAGTATTACGCTGTTGGTGTAGGCGGTGCGCTTGCTGGTCGTGGTGCTGATCTTTGTATTATTGACGATCCTGTATCAGAGCAGGATGCGTTATCACCAGCCGCGCTGGATAATATTTACGAATGGTACACATCAGGACCGAGACAGCGACTACAGCCGGGCGGCGCGATTATCATTGTGATGACGCGGTGGAGCATCAGGGATTTGACAGCGAAGGTTTTGCAAAAGCAGGCCGAGGGCGGAGCGGATCAATGGGAAGTTGTAGAGTTTCCGGCGATATTTCCCGATACAGACAACGTGTTGTGGCCCGAGTTTTGGAGCAGGGACGAGCTAGAAGGCGTTAGGGCTTCTATACCTGTTGCCAAGTGGAACGCACAGTATCTTCAGAATCCTACTGCTGAAGAGGGTGCGATTATCAAAAGGGAGTGGTGGAATGTTTGGGATCATGATGATCCACCTGTCGTTGATTACATCATCCAGTCGTATGACACGGCGTTCACAAAAAGCGAGAGGGCCGATTATTCGGCTATTACGACTTGGGGTGTGTTTCATCCTGACGAGGGTGATGAGGCTGCGATCATATTGCTGGACGCTGAAAAAGGTCGATGGGAGTTTCCAGAGCTTAAAGACGCGGCGATGCGCTTGTATGAGGAATTTGAACCAGACATGGTGTTGATAGAGCAAAAGGCATCTGGAACGCCGTTAACGCAGGATTTGCGTAAGATGGGCATTCCTGTGTCTGGATTTACGCCGGGGCGTGGCGCAGATAAGTTTTCTCGTATGAACGCTTGTTCACCTGTGTTTGAGTCAGGTATGGTTTACGCTCCCGATACCAGATGGGCAGAAGAAGTCATTGAGGAATGTGCGTCATTTCCCAATGGAGAGCATGATGACTTGGCGGATTCGATGACACAGGCTATACTGCGTTTTAGGCAGGGTAGTTTTATACGCACCCGTTCAGACGAACAAGATGATGATTTTGCAAATTACAAGCGTAGCAGGGAGTATTACTAATGGCTGGTGAAAAACGTAAACTTTTAAAGAAGTCTGATTTGAACGGCAATAAGCCGACTAGCGCATTGGATGCAGCTTTGAAGGCTCCTGTAGGTTCTGGGTTTTTTAAGGCTATGGCGGCTCATGCTGGAGAAAAGCTTTTTGGCAAAAACAAGAAGAAACAAAAATTTGAAACTATTGATGGCATGAAAATCGCTGTTCGTAATAATGGTGGATCTGTTAAAAGAATGAACAACGGCGGCGCGGTCATGCTGGGTCGTGGCGGCAAATTTAAAGGAGAGTTCTAATGGCACCTAGAAAACCAGCGGTACCAAAGAAGAAAAGCAAAAATATAAAGAATGCTTCTGCTATGGATATTGTGACAGCGGTTGCGCCGCATCTCCAAGATATTATTAATTATGGCGCACATGGTACGGCGGCTCTCGGCGCAGGAGCGTTAGGGTATGTGCCTTACAAGCTTAAACAAATTGGGAAAAAGAGTGTTACCAAAAAGAACAGGGGCGGTGTTGTAAAAGGCTTCAGTCCCATAGCCCGTCCACAACGATTTAAAGGAGTATTCTAATGAAAGGCGGATTTGCACGGAAAAGAAAGCTTGGTAAAGCTTTGTCTGGTGGTTTGTTAAGTCAATTGCTAGAAGGGACTGGCAATACTATATCAAACGCTGATAGAGCTAGGTTGCAAGCGATGATGGGTTCCGCAGGTGCGGGGGCTGGAGCAGCCGCTGCTTTAGGGGGGTCTGGAAATTCCATATCAAATGCTGATATGGCTAGGATTCAAGAACTTTTAGGTTCTATGAAAAGTCCACGGCCTAAAACTGACAGACAGCTTATGCAGTTTGAAGACGGCGGCAAGGTCAAGAAGCCTAAAAAATACACAGGTCCATTGCCAAAGCCAAAGCCGAAGATGACCCCCATTGAGAAATTTACTGGCAAACGTAGTGTTAACAAGTCCCTTTCAGAAGAAGAAAAAAAGTATATTGGTGACAAAATGGCTGGGAAGGTTGTTGAAAAGATGAAAAAAGGCGGCGCGGCTGTTCCATCTGAGTTCAAGGGCTTTTCTAAGTTGCCAGAGGCAGTGCAAGTAAAAATGGATCCTGTTGCGGCTAAAAAATATAACGGCGGCGGCGAAGTTCGCGGCATGGGCAGGGCTTATATGGGTGCGTCCAGAAAAGCTAAGATAAGGTGATGTTATTGGATTTTGGTGTTATAGTACGAGAGAGGCTGGCTTATGGCTATGCGGTCATGATTGATGCCCTTCTCGTGATTGCGCCGAAGTCAGCCTCACCCAAAAAAAGGATTAGATATGGCTATTGAAAAAGGACTAGGGGCTACAGGTGATATTCCAATCCCCGAAGAGGCTATTCAGGCTTCTATTGATGTAATAGAACTGCCAGAAATGCCCGGTGTAGCTGAAATGGACGATGGTTCAGCTATTGTTGGGGAGCTTTTAGAGCAAGATCCTATGGCTGCACAGGATGTTCCTTTTGATGCAAACTTAGCCGAATTTGTTGATGATTCAGAGTTAACAAGAATTTCATCTGATCTTGTTAATGAAATCGAAGAAGATATGTCTTCTCGCCAAGACTGGGAAGATACATACAAGCGAGGCATTGAGCTTCTGGGCATGAACTATGAAGAGCGTAGCCAGCCTTTTGAGGGAGCTTCTGGCGTTGTGCATCCTCTGCTTGCCGAGTCTGTCACACAATTCCAAGCTCAAGCTTATCGTGAGATGCTGCCAGCGGGTGGCCCTGTTCGCACACAGGTTATGGGTGCCGATACTCCAGACATTGCTTTGCAGGCGCAACGTGTCAAAGATTATATGAACTACATGATTACCTACGAGATGGAAGAGTATGATCCTGAAACAGATCAGATGCTTTTCTATTTACCGATTATTGGTTCTACATTTAAGAAGATTTACTTTGATCCTTTGCTTCAACGTGCAGTTAGCAAGTTTGTGCATGCTGAAGATCTTGTTGTTCCTTACGGAGCGACAGATTTACTGACATCTCCTCGCACAACTCATGTTATTCGCATGGATAAGAATGAAGTATTGAAGCTCCAACTCTCCGGCTTCTATCGTGAGACAGATATTGATGGCAATATGGAGTCTGATGATTATAGCGAAATTCAGGAGTCTGTTGACAAGGCTCAAGGCGTACAAATGTCTGGATCTGGCTCTGAAGAGGTAACTCTTTACGAAGTTCATACATCTCTTGACCTTGAAGGCTTTGAGGATATGAAGGCAGACGGCGAAATGAGCGGTTTAAAGCTGCCTTACATCGTGACAATTGTTGAATCTACAGGCGAAGTTTTGTCCCTGCGTAGAAATTACTCTCAAGATGACCCTATGATGCGTCAAAATCAGTATTTTGTGCATTATAAGTTTCTTCCGGGCTTGGGTTTCTATGGATTTGGCCTTACGCACATGATTGGCGGCTTATCTCAAGCCTCTACAAGCATTTTACGGCAGTTAATTGACGCTGGTACGCTTTCTAACCTTCCTGCTGGTTTTAAAGCTCGTGGCGCTCGCATTCGTGATGAGGATGAGCCTCTACAACCCGGTGAATTTCGTGATATTGACGCTGCTGGCATGGATATTCGCCAGTCTCTTATGCCTTTGCCGTTTAAAGAGCCTTCACAGACCCTGTATAGCTTATTAGGCTCCTTAATTGACTCAGGAAGGCGCTTTGCGTCTATGGCTGACGCGAAGGTAGGGGAAATGGGCGGAGAAACGCCTGTAGGCACTACAATGGCGATTATGGAGCGTGGCACAAAGGTTATGTCCGCAATCCATAAAAGGCTTCATTATTCACAGAAGATTGAATTTAAGCTTTTAGCCAACATATTTGCCCGTAACATGGCTTCTATGTACCCATATGCGGTTCCGGGTGCGCCTCCAGAGATTAAACAGCAGGACTTTGATGACCGCATTGATGTTTTGCCTGTTTCAGATCCCAACATCTTTTCTATGTCGCAGCGCATTGCTTTAGCGCAAACGCAGTTACAGCTTGCTCAATCAAACC